TCTCCACGGGTACCGGCATCACGATCTACGGTTCTGTGACCGTGCCGCGTTTCGGTGCGTACACTTACCTGTTCGTGAAGACGGGCGATGCGGCTTGGTCTGCCTTCCTGATGTAATTTGAAGGGGGTTTCGGCCCTCGCACTGAAAGGACTCACTATGCCTAATACCAAGCCGATTGGTGTGGCGTATGCGGATCAGTTGCTGGACGGTGCTCGTTTTGTTCCCGAGGTGGCGGCCAACACCACTGCCTTGACGACCATCACGGCGTCTGCCCCCGGCACTCCCGACTACGCGGTTCAAGATCTGGTCAACAGCGGCGGTTACGGTTTCGTCACCGCCGACGAAGGCCAGACGGTTTTGAGCGTCATCATCAACCTTCAGACTCGGGTTGCAGAACTTGAGTCGAAGCTGGCGACCTACGGCCTGCTGCCGTAATCACACGGGGGCTTCGGCCCCCGCTTTCACTATGGCAGTCATCTATCTTCGACACCCCCGCCACGGCGCCAAGGTCGCGTGCACCGACTGGGAGGCGGCGTATGATGAGCAAAACGGCTGGGAGCGGTATGATCCTACGGTACCGGCAGCGCCGGCTGTGGTAGAGGCGACGCCTGCTGCCGACGAGAATATGCTGCGTGTGAGGCGCAAACGGCGCTTCGACGCCCAAGAAGGGGCCTGATATGGCTACGGCTGGCGATCAGATCAACCGAGCGCTGCGGCTGCTCGGCGTATTGGCAGAGGGCGAGACACCCTCGGCGGCAGTGTCGCAGGACGCGCTGACGGCCATGAACCAGATGATCGACAGTTGGAATACTGAGCGGCTGTCGGTCTTCTCGACGCAAGACCAAGTGTTCACTTGGCCCACCAGCACGATCAGCCGCACGCTGGGGCCGAGTGGCGACTTCGTTGGCAACCGGCCGATTCTGTTGGACGACGCGACGTACTTCCGCGACCCGGGCACCAATGTCAGCTTCGGCATCAAGATCATCAACCAGCAGCAGTACGACGGCATCGCGGTCAAGACCGTGACCTCGACGTACCCGCAGGTGCTGTGGGTCAACATGACCTACCCGAACATCGAGATGTACATCTACCCGGTGCCGACGCGGCTGCTGGAATGGCATTTCGTCAGCGTCGAAGAACTCAGCGGCCCGGCCACACTGGCGACGGATCTGGCGTTTCCGCCCGGGTATCTGCGCGCGTTCACTTACAACTTGGCGATGGAGATCGCGCCTGAGTTCGGCGTCGAGCCGTCGGCCCAAGTTCAGCGCATCGCCATGACCAGCAAGCGCAACCTGAAGCGCATCAACAACCCGGACGATGTAATGTCGATGCCGTACTCGTTGGTGGCTACTCGTCAGCGGTTCAACATCTACGCCGGGAACTACTAAGTGAAGTCTCCCATCCTCGGCTCATCGTATGTGGCTCGCAGCGTCAACGCTGCGGACAACCGCATGGTGAACCTGTTTCCGGAAATTGTTCCGGAAGCAGGCAAGGAGCCGGCGTTTTTGAACCGCGCACCTGGGCTGCGCAAACTGGCCGAGATGGGGTTCGGTCCCATCCGGGGACTGTGGGCGTTCTCAAACGATGCCACCACGGCCTTCGTCGTCAGCGGCACGCAGTTGTACAGGATCAACACCAGCTACACCGCGACGCTGCTGGGCACGGTGGCCGGTACGGGGCCGGTGAGCATGGCGGACAACGGCATCCAGTTGTTCATCGCCGCCAACCCCAACGGCTACATCTTTAACACGCAGACCAACGTCTTCGCGCAGATCACTGACCCGGACTTTCCCGGCGCGGTGACAGTGGGCTACCTCGACGGCTACTTCGTTTTCAACGAGCCGAACAGCCAGAAGATCTGGATCACCGCGTTGCTGGACGGCACCAGCGTGGATCCGCTGGACTTGGCTAGCGCCGAAGGCTCGCCCGACGGCGTGGTGTCGATCCTGACCAACTTCCGCGAGGTCTGGGTCTTTGGCACCAACAGCGTCGAGGTCTGGTACGACTCCGGCGCGTCGGACTTCCCTTTGCAGCGCATTCAAGGGGCCTACAACGAGCTGGGTTGCGCTGCCCCATACTCGGTAGCCAAAGCCGACAATGGCGTCTTCTGGCTCGGTTCTGACGCTCGGGGCAACGGCATCGTCTACCGGGCCAACGGCTACACCGGTCAGCGCATCAGCACGCACGCCGTCGAGTGGCATATCCAGCAGTACGGTAGCCTGGCAGACGCCATCGGCTATACCTACCAGCAGGAAGGCCACACCTTTTACGTTCTGGTCTTCCCCAGCGCCAACACGACCTGGGTGTATGACGTCGCCACCAACGCCTGGCACGAGCGGGCGGGCTGGAGCAACGGGGCGTTCACGCGCCATCGTTCGAACTGCCAGATGTTCTTCAACAACGAAGTCATCGTTGGCGACTACCAGAACGGCAACATCTACGCCTTTGATCTTGAGGACTACTCGGACAACGGCGGGATCCAGCGCTGGTATCGGACGTGGCGGGCGCTGCCCACCGGCCAGAACAACCTGCACCGCACGGCGCACCACACGCTGCAGATTGATCTGGAGTCTGGCGTCGGACTGAACAGCGGTCAGGGCGAAGACCCGCAGGTCATGCTGCGCTGGAGCGACGACGGCGGCCACACCTGGAGCAACGAGCACTGGTCAGGCATCGGCAAGATCGGCGAGTACTACCGCCGCGTGTTCTTCCGTCGGCTGGGCATGACGCTCAAACTGCGCGATCGGGTGTACGAGCTGTCCGGCACCGATCCGGTCAAGATCACAATTATGGGGGCTGAACTGCTGATCAGCCCGACGAGGGCCTGATGGCTACGTCGCCCAGCGCCAACCCGACGCCGATCACGCCGCCGCGTGTGCCGATCATCGACCCGCGTACGGGTCTGATCGACCGCGCGTGGTATCAGTTCTTCCTGTCGCTGTACCGCGCGTCAGAAATCATCATTTCCGACCAAGACCTCGGGCCTCCGACGCAAGATCTGAGCGGCGACTTCAGCAACCTGTACGACCAAGCGCAGCTTGCGTCGATGATGGCGCGGTACGACGACTGCTGCCGCACGCTGGAACAGCAACTGGATACGCTGCCGGCGCAGCAAGACAACGCGCCTCAAATTGCTGCGCTGCAACAAGCGCTTGACACGCTGCCACGGCCAGAGCTTGGCACGATGGCCGCGCTGCAGCAAGACAACCTGCCGTGGGTGCGGTTTGACACCACGCCGCAGTCGGTGCCTGAGACAGTCACCGGTACGTTGTACTGGGACGACGCTGACCGCTCCAAAACCCTTGCGGTGGTCATGGAAGACACCGGTCAGATCGTGCAGGACATCGGCGAGGAGACGTTTTACCGAGTCAAGGCCACCAGCGCCATCACCAAAGGTCAGGTGCTGATGTTTACCGGCACGGTAGGCGCATCTGGCGGCATTCTGGCTGCGCCCGCAACGGGCCTGACGGTGGCGCAGAGCGAGTACATCCTCGGCGTGGCGACGCAAGACATTGCGCTGAACTCGTGGGGCTATGCGACGTGGTTCGGTGAGATCAAGGGCGTCAACACTACGGGCGGCGCAGAAGCATGGGTTGACGGGCAGGTCCTGTACTACAACCCCGCTGTCGCTGGCGGTCTAACAAAAAACGTACCCACCGCACCCAACGTTAAGGTCATCGTGGCGGCGGTTGTTCACGCAGCCACCAACGGCATTTTGTTCGTGCGGCCAACGTTTGGTTCATCGTTGGGCGATAACAGCAACAACGTCGAAATTACGACTCCGGCTAACGGCGATTTACTGATATATGACGCGGTGCAAGCTCGATGGGAAAACGCCACGCTGACTGCTGGCTCCAACATCAGCATCACTAACGGCGCAGGTTCGGTGACAATCGCCTCGACTTACGCCCCATCTGGGGCCACGGGTTCTGTGACGTTGGCTGAAATTACGCCCGGCGGCACGCAAGGCTCGCTCACGTTTGCCAATGGCTTAATCACTGCATTTGTAGCGCCCACATAAGGAACAGTCATGACTGTCACCGTCAAAGTTCTGATCCCGGCCAAGACGGCCGAGAACAGCCAAACCACGCAATACACCGCCACGGGCGTCACGGCGATCCTCGACAAGTTCACCGCGACGAACTACAGCGCGTCGGCGGCGACGATCAGCGTCAACTTGGTCACGGCGGCTGACACGGCCGGCAACCAGAACTTGATCACCAAGACCAAGACGCTGCAGGCCAGCGAGACGTACACCTTCCCGGAACTGGTCGGCCATGTGCTTGCGCCCAGCGGGTTCATCTCTACAATCGCCGGCACGGCGTCTGC